GTCGTGTCCATCCAAATAACCTTGCGGTAATTTGGCCTTTCTAGTAGTGTATACAACCTCGTCATCTTTGGAAAGACGCCGAGTATAAGTATATCTACCACAGTGATCCTTCTTCTTTGTGGGAACAGTAGTTCCGAACCCACCAAGTAAGCACATTATATCAAAACCATCTTTGATACGCCGATAAACTGGCGACTCTTTGATAGCTAGATAATCATATGAACGCGAAGGATAGAGTGAGAGTACTCCCGAAGAGGGATCCTCCCATTCAGGAACGATCAACGGACGACTAGACAGTAGGCTTTTCAAATATGCCAACAGTCTAGGAATCTGAACGCCATGACGACAAGCCCAATGAATGGACTTGTTTATAGCGACGTAGATCTCGGGATCAGATTGTAGTGATTCTATGTAAAACGGGGTTATATCAACACCCTCATAGTAATCACCACCGCATGATTCCCTAAACGGGCCCTTAACATACGATTTATCAGTATTAACTTTTAAACCGCAACCAGTTAAGGTGTAACAAAGCTCGTCGAAGTATAAAGAGGGACATATTATGTCATCTCCATACACGCCGACAGTAGCATAATCAACTCGAAGATTCCTACAACCACGGTTCTTACGGATAACACCGTAAACTAAGCCGAGGAGAGTAAGAGTCATCATTGGGAACGTAAAACCGTTACCCATAGTTGATACCATGTTACATTTTCTCCACATTTTTGGTAAAACTTCAATTTCTGGTGAACGAATCTGCCAGAAAAGGTTAAACCAAATGGAAGGCCACAAAGTGAAAATTAACGCTGGGGAGATCAAATCAGAAGCACTTTTTAAATCTATCGTGCATAAATCATTTGATACAGACCCAAGTTTCGCAAGGAACTTATTCTTCTGTTGCTGCGTTGGTATATTTAAACCGACACAAGACAGAGCAGAAGCAATATAACTTCCAGCTGCTAACTGCAATGCCATGTTACCCAAGGGTTCCACGGCTATTGTACGATCATTTTCACTGTTTTTCCTCACTGATGTTAATCGTGATCCCCTAATACATCTCATACCAGAACTTCGAACGTCGCGGTTGTTTTGCGCGTCTAAGTATGGTGAAGACTGCCTAAGTAAAAGGCATAGGGGTCGGGCTTTTTCCGTAACGCTAAAAGTCCTCCTAATTTTGTCACAGAAATGAGTGCCAACGGTTTCATTACTTGAACCGGGGCCAAATTTCCAAAACGCTAAAAGGAGGTCGATGTCAAATAAATTGCCACTAACACCTGTGTGGTGAAAAGTGAACAATTCTAACGCGTGTCTAATAAATGAACGAGCTTCACCCATAATAATAGGGTCAAGTTTCCTCGAATCAATGTGGGGAATAACCCCATCATTGTTCTGAAGAAAATCATTTATAGCACGATCCTTCAACATCTCAACATCTTCCTTTGGAGGTATGAACCTTTTGAGAAAACGTTGCTCTTGACGTTCAACTGCAGGGTTTCCCTTGTAGTCTGAAAAGTCATTAACATACGCGAATAAAAGAGCGTTTAATTGCGCATCTACATCATTTTTCATCACAGTATCCTGTAAACGAAAATTGGAAAATTACTTACTACCACGTAAGGTACGACAAGACAAAATCAGAAAAACTGATAAAGCCAAGTTCATACTCAACATAATAGAAAAGTAAAATATACCAATCAAGAACGTTATCAACGAAAGCCAATATGGCTTTATATAATTCCAGACACACATGTGTCCCCTAATGCAGCACTAAGCTGAGTGAGGACACCGATGTGCAGGGAAATAGCAGCACGAATATTCGCTGCGTCGTAAGTGTCGGCCCCTGCTGGAATAGGCAGGTTTGTAGATATCGTCATAGGAACAGACGGTATATTTAGGCCAGGCACAACACCCTTACGTGTATTAACTTTATACACGTTAGTAGGGATGTTTTTGATAACGCCAGTTACAGGATTTGCAGAAGGTAAAACCTTCAACTGTGCAGGGCGGAAACGCGCCGTAGTAAACGGCGAAGATACGCTATGAACAATGACACCTGCTTGTGTACCTCCCAAAGCAGTAACGGCGGATTGTTTGCCGTTAGGACTTGGGGCAGTATCAGTAACAAGTGTGTAGGTTGGACTTGTAAATCCAGTTTGCGCAGAGCCCGTTACCGGGCTAGTAACATCAAGGGACATAATTGTCTCTCCGATCTAGTGTAGCGTTAATAAAACTATCGAACACCCCTCATACCCCTACTTAAGAGGATGGAGGCAATGTTCAACAGGTGATTTGGCAAGTTCTTTGCCACCTCATCGCCGGTTTTAAACCGTAGCATGCGACGGGGTAATACGAGCACTGGTGTACGTGCAAAATCGACGATCGAGAAGATACGATCTTCGATTTCAGGTTCTTCTTCGAAATACCATCCATCGGATGGCTTCGCCGAGACCTGAACAGCGTATGAATTAACATTACGTGTATTTTTAATACCGTACACCAATATGTCCCCATCGGACTGGAAAGTATCTGTAAGATACTCACCAGCCGTTGTGACATAATCAATAAGCCACGACCACGGCAGAAGTTCCCATAACATAGGGATTATATCTGTCGGGTGGAGATGGAAATGATTACGATAATCATTTGAACTCAAAAGCTTAAAGTCTATAGCTGCTATGAACTTGCAGCTATTATTCTGAAGTTGCGATATCACATAATCGTATTTAATACCCATTTCTGAGTAGGACCCCTTTAGGGACCCTATACAATCACCAGCGTGAGCCGCTTGAAAGTGTTTCGTATGGTTCTTCCTATTGAGTATTTCATCAATAGCGGAACCAAGAGCGATAGTGTCACTGATCAATGGATTGATCCCAAAGGACCATGATAACCACAGTTCAGCAACGTCTTTCAATACTTGAGAATTTGCTCGCACACCATGCTTCAAAATGCTGCCAATCCCATTAAGAAGGGATTGGATTGAATCCAAAGTTCGATAGATTGAACCTCGGAATTCATATACGTCTTCTAATAAATTAGAAAGTACAGCAAAATCAGCTTTATCACTAGCAATTTTCGCC